CGGCGCAGTAGCGGTGGGTACCGTGCTACCGCTATGCGTTGTCACCACTGCGGCCAGCACCTGGTTGATCTGAGCCCGCACCGCCGCGCCATTGTCGTTCTGGATCACAAAGCTGGGCGCTTGCGCCATCACACCACCTCTTCTGCCACGAGCCGCAATTCCGAGACGATCGGCGTGAAGGCCGGGTCCTGCGTCCGGAGCCAGGCCCGCGCTTCAACCGCCCGCGCCTCGATCTCGCTATTGTCGATCCGGCCCCAAGGTCCCCAGACAGGTGCCGCGCCCGCCGGATCATCGTCGGTTTCTCTGACCTCGAGGACCACGTCGATATCCGCCCCCTCCGAGCCGTCGAAGTCGGCCCAGAGATCGATCGGGGTCATGCGGTCGTCGATGTAATCCGAGAGCGCCGAGGCACCGACCCGGATGTCTGAGCGCAAGCGCACCCGCCTGAGGCGGCCGAAGTCGAGCCGCGCGGGGAAGGCGTAGAGGCCCTCCTCAGACAAAACCTGCGGCCTCCCCGTAGCATCGGGCGCACTCGCAAGCTTGAGCGTACCCCCGACCGCCACGACGTTGGTCTTGGTGCCGGCAAATTGCGGCTCGGCCACCAGACGGTTGAGCTGGGCAAAACTCAGAACCTGCACGCCCTTGGTCGTGATCGTGCTCACCGGGCCGATCCGGCCCTCGCTGTCCTCGGCCCGCAAGAGATAGGTCCCGGGCTTCAGCGGAACGACGGCAATCGCCTCGCCCCCGGAGACGCGGTCCATAAGCGTGGAATTGGCCCAGCTTGCAACCGCCTCCTTGCTATGCCGGATCACGACATTGCCGCCCACACGCACATCGACGTCCACCGACCGCTGCCATTTGAGAACTGCGAGGCCACCGGCACTCTGGATCGTCAGACCCTCAAGGGCCGCAGGCGGCGCGGTCAGCCCCACCACCTCGCGTGTCCCCTCACGCCAGACCGAGGAGACGCCGAGAACCGAGATCGCCTTCACCCGGAAGGCCCAGATGCCTGGGCGGATGTCGCGCACCTCCAGAACCGTGCCAGAAGTTCGGCCCTGATCCATCCAAGGCTCCCCCTCCTGCCGGGTCTCGACCTGATAGGTGTCGACAAAGCCCGAGGCGGCAGGTGCCCAGCGGATGCGCAAGAGCACCTTCACCGCCGAGCCGTCGCGGGTCACGTAAAGCTCCTCCTCGCCCTGCGGCGCGCCGGGCGCCGGAATGTCGAAGGCCGAGGGAAGTGTCGTGCGCGGCGCCGCCTGATAGATCCGCTCCTCGGAGGCATCCCAAGAATAGACCAGCGGCGAGGTCTCCCGCAGCAGCAACTCAGTCGCAAGCCGCGGCCCGGATCCCGCCTGCGCAAGATCGAGACGTACGGCCTCCACCTCGAAGGGCTTGCCCTCGGGCAGACCTGCGCCGCCAAAGCCCCAGCGCTCATAGCGCAGATTGGCCGTATCCCCCGCCGCCACCCGCCAGGCCTTGAGCTTGCCCGAGAGCTTGACCCGCATCTGCCGACGCGCGCGTTCAAGTTCGATTTTCGCGAGCCGCTGTGCCATCGAGGCCGAGATCGTGAAGGGCAGCGAGATGTCCCGCCAGACCCGCTCACCACCGTCCTCGGCGAGATAGGCCGCACTCGCACAGGCCGGGAAGTCATCGGGCTGCCAGTTGTTCTCGGGGCTCACGAACTGACCGCGCACCGCATTGAAGTTGGCCGCCCGGCTTTGTCGGGTGGTGAGCGTCAGGCCACCCTCCCGCACATCATCAGCCGTCAGCACGGCGAGCGGCAGCCGGTAGGCCCCTGCCCGCAGACGCCATTGCCCGGCCTGCCAGATTGCGCGCCCGGCCATAGCCGTCAGCATCGCCTCAATAATGGTCTTGGGCGGCTCGCCCAGCGAGACCACCCCGTTGCAACTGTAGCGCGGCTCGAACCCCCCGGTCGCGATTGGCACGGCCTCGTCGCAGATGTTCGCGGCCTCAATCAGGCTCTCGACCTCGATCCCGTCCTGCGCCCCGATCCCCGCCCCAATCCCGTAATCGCGCTCGGCCATGTAATCGGCGAGGCACAGGGCGGCATTCTCGCTATAGCCCCGAAGGCCCGTGCGCGGATCGAGGATGTCGTTCTTGCCCTCAAGATCGACCGTGATGTTCGGGATCCCGCCCGGGAAGGCATCGGGATCATAGGTCAGTCGCAGATAGATCGCAGCACAGCCTGCCAGACGATGCGCGGCCGTCCAGAAGGCCGGTGCGGCCGCAACCAGACCCGTAAAGGCCGTCTGGTCGCCCCGGCCGAGGCGTTTCTCGAGCGAGACCTTGCCGGCCCATCGACCCCGTGCCACTCCGGAGACCGTGACCGCCTCCTCACCTTCGAAGTAGACGGCGCCGATCGATTTGACGGAATGGCTCGCCAGAACCACTACGAGGTGGAGATATTTGTCCGTCTCCCCCGTTGCATGCAGAAAGACGATCACACCGCCCTTGCGGACCCGGCCATAGACCATCTCCCGCGGCATGACGGGCTCGCGCACTGTCACGGTTCGGGCCTTCAGCTCCATCTGCCCCAGAGACGGTGTGGGCATGAGCGCCTGGGCCGCGGCCGAGAGCAGCATCGAGGCCCCGAAGCTCGCGGCAAAGCCCACGAGCCCCGTCGCAGCAAAGGCAGCTGCCACACCGCCTGCCGCAATCGCCGCACCGCCAAGCGCCACGGCACCGATGATCACAGGGGGCATGGGTCAGGTTCTCCAGGCAAGGCGTGCGACCGAGAGCGGTAGGCTCACGAGCCCGTCCGGCGCGACAAAGATCACATGAGCGCCTGCCACCACGCCGAAGGCCTCCGGTGCGCCGCCCAGGACCAGATCGCCCCGCTGCGCAAGCCGAGGATCGGCGAGCGGCGCCCCCAGCAGTGCCCGCCCGCCAGCCTCGAGCGTCTCCCAGCCCAGAAGGTTGAGCACGCGCAGGCAGCCGCGCGCCGTCCGGTACTGACCCCGCCAGAGCGCGGCATGATCCGGCCCGCCGGTCAGATCGCGGCGGAGATCAAAGGCCCAGGTTGCGCAGTCATGCTGCCCCCAGGCGAAGGGGCGGTCTCTGGCCGCAAGGATCGCTGATGCGAGGATTTGCTCCCAGTGCGGGACACGGGCGGTTCCCATCACCCCCGCCCCCAGGTGATCTCGCGGTCCTGGATCGCCGTCACATGCTCGAACCCCCTATCACCGGGATGCAGAACCTGCTGGCTCTCATGGGTGTAGCGCCAGCTACGCGCGGTCCCGAGATCGATGAGCCGGCTCTCATAGCTGATCGTGATCCGGCAGGTCTCCCCGTCCTCCTGTAGTTCGGGCACATCAAGGCGGCCCGAGAAGGCCTGCACGGGATCGGCGATCACCTTCCGCTCAGGGGTCAGAAGTGCGAACCAGATGCGCCCCGGAAGACCCTGGCGCGCCTCATCGATCGCAAGGCTCACAAGATCAAGTGGCACGCCGGAGAGCGAGACCGTGGTCCCTGCCGCCACCACATCGGAAGTCTCTTCCAATGCGCCAAGCCCCAGAAGCACACCCACCCCAGTCCAGCTCTTGCCATCCCAGTCCAAAGGGCCGGACCCCGTCCAGATACGCACCATGCCGGAGGGGAAAGCGCCCTCGAAGAAGATCGCAGGCCTGAGATCCCCCGCGTCCAGCGCTTCCGCCAAGGCGCTCGTGATCTCGCGGCTCATAGGGCCTCCCGTGCCGATAAGGTAAAGCGATGCCGGGCGCCGCGCTCGATGCGGGTGGGGACCGGCGCGGTGGGGCGCAAAAGCACACGCGGCTGGTTCACCTCGAGCACCGTGCCTGCAGCCTGTGCCCGCCTCAGGGCGGGAAAGACCGTCAACGTGGCGATCCCGTTCATGTTGGCCGCCGCATCAAAGGCGATCTGATGCAAGCGGCTTTCCCGACCGACCCCGATGGTCAGGAAGTCCCCCGAAGCCATGGCTGCCAGGCCCACTGGCCAACCCCGAGTCTGAAGCACGTTGCCCCCGGAGACCGGCAGATCAAGCGTGATGGTCTGGCTGAGGCTCTTTGGCTCAATCGAGGGATCGGCAAAACGCAGGATACCGCGCCCGGAGCCCAGGGCCGAGAGCGCGGCCGAGACCGAGCGCGCCAGCGGCCCCGATTGCGCGGCGAAGTCGATCTCGTATTCCCACCATTCGCCTCCCCAGTCCTGCACCTCCGTGCTGCCCGTGAAGGGGGACTGGGTCTGGCTCGTGGCCGTCACGAGCCGCCGCTCGAGGCCCGCAACCCAAGTGCGGGGCAAATCCACGATGAGGCTCATGCAAGACGTCCCCGGCGCATGGCATTGCCCACGGCCGCGATGGCGATCCGTTCGAACTCAGGCTGCGCGTTGCGCAGGACCGTGGCCAGTTGTTCGGCGACCCCGATCTGCGCCCCGCGCGCATCGACGTTGAGATGGACGGCGACGGGCGGCATACCTCCCGCTCCGCGACCAAGCTCGGCGCGCGACAGGACGCGCTCGCCCCTCTGCAGAATGGCCGGAACCTCATCCGGCCGGAGCCCGGCCCAGCCGCCTGCATGCATCCGCGGGGCACCAGTAAAGATCGCCGCAGGAACGCTGCGCATCGGAGCGCTTTGGCCTACCATGCCGCCTGTGTGCCAGATGCTGGCGTTCACCATCGGGTTCGCCCGGACGGCGGCGCCTCCGCCAAAGAGCCCGCCCCCAAAGGCACCTGACAGAGCTGAGGCCAGTGGGCCCAGCACCGCATTCTTGAAGGCCAGCGTCGCAAGGTCGGCAAGAATCGAAGAGACCAGTGATTTGAAGTCGAACTTGCCGGTGGTGACAAACTGGCGGAAGGCACTTTCTGCCGAGGAGAAGGCGGAGGTCAGCGTCTCGCCGAGGCCCTTGCCCCAATCCATCGCGCCTTTGGCATAGTCGGCCAAAGCCTTCGTGACCTGCGCCCAGCCGGTCAAGGCCTCCTCTGCCGCCTTCTTGGCAGCGCCACCCGCCCCGCCTGCCGCTTGGCCTGCCGCGTCAAACCCGTCTGACACGGCGCCTGCGGCTTGCGCAGCCGCAGTCAGCGCGTCTTCACCCTCTGTCCCTGCGCCGGTGATCGCTGCCTTGAGGGTTTCCCAAGCCGTCATCGGGCGGGAGGCAGCCACTGACAGCATACCCGCCGCCTCGGCATATCCCGTAGCGCGGCCACGTGCAGCCTCAGCCATGCCCCCGAGGAGATCCGGCGCCTCAATGTAGGTCTTGCCCATCGCGGCACGGAACGCATCTGCGGCGGCCGTACCTGCGGCTGAAGCTGCGCCTTCGAAGGGATTGGCAATCCCGCCAAGATCCACCGCCTCCAAGGTACCAATCTTCAGACCACCTTCACCCGTCGCCCAATCAGGCAGGAGGGCCAGCGCCGCGTTCAGACCTTCGATGAAGCTGTTGATGCGCGTAACCACCGCATTCAACATCGATTCGACGCCACCGATGAGCCCATTCGCCGCCTGATAGGCAAAATCCCCGATCGCCTGCGGCAGCGCGCCCCAGATCGCCTTCACCCCGTCAAAAGCGCCCTGGAACGTCCCGACAGCAGAATTGCCCCAGGCTACCACAGCCGACAGCGCCGATTGCAGCCCGTCGTAAATCCCCGCCTGTGCGTTGGCCCAGCCGGCCTCCACGCGCGACCACGCGGCCGTTGCCGCCAGCGCAATGCGGTCCCAGGCCTCTGCCGCGACATCCCGCAAGAGGCCGAAGGCTGCACCAACGCCGCCGACTTTGCCCACCAGTTGCGTGAACTGATAGACCAGTTCGCCCGCGCCCACGATCAGCGCGCCGATCCCAGTGCGGATCAATGCACCACGCAGAAAGACAAGCGCCGTGGCGAGGCCCTTCACGGAGAGGGCCGCAGCAGCCAGCCCAGCAACCCAGCGTCCGGCCATGACCGTGACAAAGGTTACGGCATAGGCCGTAAGCCTCCCAAGATTGTCGAGCACAGTGGTGAAGGCCCGATTGATGGGCCCACCAACCTCCGCAAGCCGCAAAAATCCCTCGGCCAGCGCCGTCACCGCAGGCGCCAAAGCCGCGCCGATCTGATTTCGCATGCCCTCAAAGACCTGACCCACACCGATCAGGGCCAACTCTGCCCGTCGCAAGGCGCTGAG